ACATACAGATAACTTATCCCCTGACCCTGGTAGCCCATTCCGGACGTATTGTCTTGTATCCGAAAAGCACATCCAGTCTTGCAGGAAATTTGTCATTAGTGATGTCCGCGCCTCTCCAGAACCTCATTGAGATACCCTCTATGACAGCCCTTGACATTCTCTGTAAAGGCTCCACGTGAAGGTCTGCGGAAACAAAAGTAAAGGCATCCCTGTGGTAAGCAAGGTTCTGTGTGTAAGCACCAGAAGCCGCACCCGAACCACCGGAAGCAACGTGTACTATCGCCTTACCCGCCCCCGCACTTTCAAGATCCACGTTCTGCTTCGCACCCGATGTTACAGGTGTAGGTGAAACCGTAAAAGTGTCCGTGGCATCAGCTGTAATAGCGGCAGTAATAACAAACTGCTGCAAATGAGAATACCTCTGTTTTGTTTCAAGATTAACCGCGTAAACATCGGCAATCGTGAATACATCGCCAACTGTAAGTGTCTGAGAACTTGTCTGCCCTGTCGTCACAATAGAAGCCGATGCACTTGTTATACCTGAAGAGGTATTACAAACCGGAGTCGCATCAGTCCTTGTACCGTTGGTATGACTGGGAACCATATTACTCTCCCACCACTTCATACCCGCAGCTTCGCCGATATAACCCTCTGAGAAAGCCCTTTCGAGTTCGCTTGACTTGTGGAAATACGTACCGACTGCATTTACCGTAGCCGCCATAGCGACTGAATCCATAAGCAGATGCCTGTCAGTAGTAGGCGCAAGCCCCTGGCTCAACTTGGTATTCGCGTTGAGCGCAGCGAGAAAAGTATTAGGGTCTGTTGCGGTTCCGGTATTAGTGGAAAGGTTGAACACGTCCTGGTAAACATTGGAAAGAACCGTGTATTCAACATTTGCCGCAAGTTTCGACATTGCCGGTTCAAGAAACCTGCTCTTAAAGTCGTCAACACTCATTGTCATCTCAACCGATGTGAAATTCGGAAGACCGATATGTTTCTGTGTCGCGACCGTCAGAGTCTGTGTGGTCTCGGCAGCATCCTGCGAACTCAGCGTTGCACTATCAGTAACAGTGTACTGGTTGGGTTCCCTGATAAGCAGTGTCCCGCCGTTCTTGCCGCCTTCGTTTGCAAACCTGTTGTCGTACTGCCGGTTGATCGTCTTGATAAACTTCAGTTTATTGTGAAAAATTGCTAACGCTTCCCTGACAATATCACCATCAGATAGCGTTTTCAGTGAATTAGCCATAATTTATTTCTCCTTCTTTAGTCTTTTAAATTCTTCCGCCTGCCGCCACTTGTACCATTCCTCGTCCGTCATCTTGCCCGGTTCCTTGGTAACGATCTCCCCGTTACCACCGACCGGTTCAAGCGGTTTCGGCGCATTAGTTGTCATTGTCCCGGCACTCTCAAAACGTGCCTCTATTTTTCCTACCTCACGGTTTATCTCTCCCATATCACCCAGACTGCCTATACGAACCCTCTCCGCCTGGTTTTTAGCCAGGTAAAGACCGATCCTCGCATTATGAGGACTATCGGCAATCGCCTGTCTCGCGTTACCGTACTGGGTTCTGTTGATAGTGTCGTAAACATCGGGAAACTTCTCCTGTAATTTACCCGCCTGTTCAACGAACCTGTCGGCATTGGACTGATCCCGCGTTTCCGCAGTCCTTGTCCTCGCCGTTATACTCGCCTGCGCGTTGTTGTAAGATATTGTATCGTCCTGGTACTTGTCATAAGCCTTCTGGTACTCATCATACCCTACGTACTCATCCCTGTCGGGAACCTTCGGCCTGTCCCTGGGAGCCAGTTTCTCGGCTTCCAACTGCTGTATCTTCTCGTTGGCTTTCCGCAGTTTATCCTGCGCCTCGTTCTTCTGCCCCGCGATCTTATCGATGCGTTTCTGAACGGAAGGCATGGTGCGTTCCTTGAATTTCTCCGCACCTGATTTCTGCGGTTCTCCCGACATGATATCCTCCGGGCTTAAACCTTCTTCCTTTCCCGCCACGATACCCGTGTCATCCGTACTCTCTTCACCGGTAGTCGCCGTCACTACCTCTTCCTCTTCATTTTCTACTGCCCCGGCTTGTACAACTTCTTCTTCATTTTCCCCGGATTGCACGTCCCGGTCACGTTCCCCTACTGTCATAGTAAGTTTCCTCCCGCCCCGGTGTTACCCTCCCCGGTAGAGCCTTGTCCCTCATCTTGAGGTTGTATTCCCAACATGGTTGGTAAGAACTGCTTTATTTCTTCCGTAATCTGCTGATGCCCGTCCCAATCGCTTAACCGCGCAATATGGGGAGTGAGCAATACAGCCAGTTGGGGATTGCCCGATACAAGACCGATCATTCCCTGCAACTGTTCCTGTCTCCTGGTGGACATTATCTTTACGCTTTCAATAACATCGTATTTGCCCATCGTTAAATCATTTAATATAGTCCCTGTCTCCAAGACCACCTGGTTTATCCTTACAAGGTCGCTCCTTGGGTCTTGTGACGGCCCTGCCTCGCCCAGAATACGGACGGTACGGGGAGTGTCGTATATGACGGGGATAAGGTCTTTAAGCTGTCTCGCAGTCTCAAGAATAGCCCTGCGGTAATTATCCGTAAAATGAAACGTCCCGAACTCGCTCCTGCTCGCCCTCTGCTGTATGGCAACACCCGTTCTCTCGTTACTCCTCTCGCCCGCAAACGACTGGTACAAACCAAGGGTATCCTGAATATCCCCGCTCGTAACCCCAAGCATGGTCGCCGCGCCTGTCGGCACCTGCGGTGGCGGTTCGCGCCTCGGCGTGAGTTTTCCCTGCGGGTGAAAAGGCAGGTAGGGCAGAAGTTTCTTGTGAGCAACGTCCCAGAACGACTTCAACCCCTTTATCATATTATTAGTGACGAGATACGGTGCCTTGATCGCAAGTGCCACGGTTTCCGTTATATTAGTCTTCCAGTAGTTGTACATCCTCTGGTCGTCCTTGGCATCCTCGCACAAAGACCTCTTGTACACCCTGCCGTCAACCGTTACCCAGTCCCCCTTGACGGTAATGATAGGGATTTCCTTCCCCGGCCACTCACCGCGTTCAAGTATCTGGTTACCCGTTATCTTAGCCCATTTAACCTTGAATACCCTGGGTGTCTTCCTGTCTTCCACTACCCAACCCTGATCCATCAGTGCTTCCTCGGTAACAGTCTCGCCGTTATATTTCCGCCCTATCTCGTACACCCTGGACTCTCCGGGGAAAAACTCGTTCCTCACCTTGACCACCTCGGTCTTGACCCTCTCCTTATAGAAATATTCGGCAATAACAAGGTTATCCGTGTCGTACCACTGATCCTGACTGTCCTTTACGTACCCCGAATCAAAACTCTGCTCGTCCGCCTTCGGGTACCTGTACTCAAATTCATCCTTCGTTATCTTCTCCCTGATAAAGCCGTACATACCATCGGGATCCATGTGTACGTTAAACTGGTTCTTTATGGGTCTTATGAAAATCTCCTGGTCAAAAGAATCATCCAGTTCCTCGGTGGTTATCCTCCAATGCCCGAAACCCGCGGCAATCGCGTGTTCCCCCGCAGTCGTGTATATCTCCTCCGCATTAGAGGCGTATTCAATCTGACGGATAAGCCCGGATATTATCCTCGCCTTCTCCTCGTCACCCTTATCGTCAACCGGTATCACGTTACCCGCGAGCCTCTGATCCCTCTCCCTGTTTGCGACCTGCGCCACGTATTTGCGCAGCTTATTGCTTGTAAGGCACGGACGGTTATCCTCCGCCCTTTCATTCTTGACATCCTCCGCCCACTGCCCGTTATCTATATTGTAGACAAACCTGAGATTGTTCCTTCCCGCCTCGTAATTGTGGTCATCCGCGAGTTCGATCTTCTGGAACCTTTCCTTCGCCGTGCTTAGAAATTTTAAATCGTCTTTTTTTGTTGTTTTCTTTCTTGCCATAATCAGTTTTTCCTCAAATTCGGCAATAAAAAAAGGGCAAGGTTGCGTATGGAGGTGTGGCCCCACACGGCCTTGCCCGTTTTTTTTATTGCTTTTTTACCCTTCCGCTTTTATTTTTATTTTTTTTTGTATCCCGATTAGGGAGAGGGAAGGGTATCCAGTCTATTTCTATTTCTATTATTTATCTATTTCCCATTTTTTTTTATTCTCTTTTATTCTACATCCCCATCCATGACTGTTCCTGCCCCTGTCCCGCGCCTATAAGGACGGGGGTTTCCTCTTCCACGTACTCCGTACCCGTCAGGGTGTACCTGTAGAGGTTTTCCATAAAATCGTCATTTATCTTTTCCACCTTGCCGTTATTATCAAAACACAATCTCTGTATATCAAACACTATCCCCCGCGTGTTCCCCCCCGCGCTTTGCAGGGTATCGAAAAAGAACAGTATGGGGATACTGTTCGGCCCTTCCAACCATGCCCTGATGTTCCTCATGCCAGATTCCTTGTCTTTCGAGGCTGTCTGGAGGTATATGCCCTCTTCCGAGAGCCTGTTTCCTATGATGGTGTACGAATCCTCCACGTCCACCCTGTTCTCCATAAACTTATTATCACCCTTTGAGAGCGGGTCTATGTATACATTGCTTATGTTCCAGCATAGATCGCCCTTCTTCTTCCTGATGATAATGTCCGCAATTTCCTCCGGGGTACAATTAACCCAATATTCATCTATGCAATAGTGTCGGTTGTGTTTGTCACACCCATAAAAAGAAATTGCGTGAGGTTTATTTAAATGCAGGTCTATAAGCACCGTAACCACCCAGTCGGTCGGAACACCACCGCGGGGAAAAGGTACGATATGCCTGGATTTATCAAAATTCTTTATTACAAGCCCCACCAGTTTCTTAAACATACCGAAAAACCTGGAAGGTTTGTCCTCAAGGGGCGTATCCTTTACCCGCCTGAGAAATCTCAATTCCTTTATAAGCCCGTGCCTGCTCTCAGGCGTATTGTCAATAAGAAACTGCTCCGCCGATTTCCCCTGGTCATCGGGTGACCGGCTCTCCGCACCGTCAGTACCGAGGTAGAGATCCCATCTCATTATCATATCAAAAAACTGCTTTTTCTGACCGTCCGCATCGCCCCAGTATTTCGTCTTCTTTCCCGTAAGCCCCATCTTGCT